ATTTAAGACTTGACAAACAGCGTATATTATGATATACTATGAGTATAAAAATATGAAAGTGAAAATATAATGACAAAAAAAGTATTTAATTTTATCGAATTAGACAAATCAAAACTACCAGTAACTAAAGGTAAAAAAATAGGCACCCACCGTTTCTATGATATAGAGGGAAAAGCATATCCATCAATTACCACAGTATTAGGTGCTGATCCTAAGAAAAAAGAAGGCCTACAAAAATGGCGAGACAGTATTGGTGAAGATGTTGCCAACTGGGAAATGATGAGAGCAGCCAATCGTGGTAAAGGAACTCACACATTAATAGAACAATATATCAAAGGCGAGACACCAAGTATTAGACGTGTATTACCATTAGGTCTATTCAGACTAATTAAACCATACGTTGATCAGGTAGATAACATACATTGTTTAGAAACAATCATGTACAGTAAAGAATTGACTATCGCAGGTCAAGTTGACTGTATCGGTGAATACAATGGTAAGTTATCAGTAATTGATTTTAAAACAGCAAACAAAGAACGACAAGAATCTTGGATAGAGAACTACTTTATGCAGACTACAGCCTATGCTCAAATGTATAAGGAGACTTTCGGAAAAGAGATTGAACAAATCGTTATTTTACTAGCATCCGAAGATGGTTCAGTACAAACATTTGTAAAGAATCCTAAAGATTACATGGAACCTTTGAAACAATGTATTAGTGACTTTTATAAATATTATGAAGAATTAAACAAGGATAAGATCAAGCAAGACTAGCCCATATCTTACAATAGGAAGATATGAAAATAATAATATTTCTAATAACTATGTTGTGGACAACAGTAAGTTATGCCACAATTGAAGAATACGATCTATACTTCATGCAGATGCCAATGGTATGTGGTGAACACGCTGATGTAGATAGATATATTACAGACAATAAATTTACACCTATAAATGTAAGCTTTGGAAAAGAAGGCTCAAGCAATGATGGTGAGATAGTATTTGTATTGACTTATTATATCAATGATAAAAAAGAAACATTGGCTGTGGCACAAACTAAAGATGACCCATATACTTGTATGATATTCCATACATTTGATATGAGAATGAATGAGAAGTTATTTGGTACTGACACTTGACAAACTAGTAAAAGTGTGGTATAATTAAAAGAGTTGCAACACGTGTAGGCGAAAGCGAGAGTGAGTAACCTACACTTATATAATAGGAGTTATAATGACATACAGTGAAGACAAAGCACAAAGAGACAAAGAAAGAGCACAAGACGCCAGTATGGAAAATGAGGCTAGTCCTCCAACACCAATGGTGCAGATTTCATTAAAAGAATACGACAAACTAAAAAGCAAACAACATTACATTACAGACAAAGGTTTAATTGATAACATAGATAATATAGAAAGACTTGTGAGATCATTAAGAAAACATATAGTTAGATCGGATTTCAATGAATAGTAAAGAATTTAGTTTGACAATCGAGGGTATTGTAAAAGAGAAAAGAATTACATACATGGACGCTGTTGTATGGTACTGTGATGAGAATGGTTTAGATACTAGTCAAATATCATCATTGGTTTCAAAATCATTAAAAGAAAAAATACAGGTAGAAGCAACTAATAAGAACATGTTGAAAATGCCTAAGATTGGTGTACTACCAACGTGATGTATGGAGGCTTTGATGTATATAAAACTTACTTGGCAATCAAGTTACATTTTCAGTCGGACAGTTATGACTATTATAAGTATGGTGGCAAGGTCAACGCAAAACTTGACACATTTACAAAAAGGAAGGACAAATACTTTTTTCACAAGTTAAGTACAAGATATGGAAAAGATGATATACTTGATTTCTTTGTTGCTAACTTCATTGCAGATAGTAAGAGATGGATTGGTAATTTGCTTCAAAATGATGGTAAAGATGTTTACCTGGATTACAAAAAACGGAAAGAATCATTTGCCTACCATTTTAGGGGAGACTGCAATAATGTTGCTAATGATTTTGGCAAGCGTGGGCTTTCTTTTGATGATGGCTTTGCTGTTTCTATGGGACAACACCCAAGAATGTTACGTTTACTTATTCAAAGGAAAATTAGTTACCAGACCGCGGTCGTGCTCAATCACTTTCTTAACTTTACTAAAAATTGGGATAAAGAAATTACCGAGAAAGTTGTATGGCCTCAAATCTCACTTAAGGTTGCCAGAGTAAAACCATTTATAAATTTTAATGCGACTGAGTGTAAATTGATTATGAAAGAGATATTTGTTAATGACTAGAGTATTTTGTATAGGTAATGGTGAGAGTAGAAAAGGCATTGATCTATCACAATTTAGACCACATGGTAAGATATATGGTTGTAATGCTTTGTATAGAGATTTTACACCAGATGTATTAACTGCTGTTGATCATGGTATCATGCACGAGATATATCAAAGTGGTTACTGTGATAAGAATGAGACTTGGTTACGTAGTTGGACTAAAATACCAGCGCCTGTGTATCACTCATTGGTATATGCTAACATGAGTAGTGAAGACAAAGAACTACTAGACAAACACCAATCTAACAAACTTGAAAATGATAGAGGTACTAGTCAGGAGTTTGTATTCCATGGTTCTAATATGCATGGTAGAGTAAATATTCTAAAACAAAACAAAGAGATTGTAAAGAAAGAAGTTAATCATACAGCAACATTTGTTACATGGGTGAGCGACACCGATAAAGTACACAGTATAGACGATCTGGTTGAAGGAGAACAAGACAAAGGTTGGGCCTGTGGTGCTACTGCTGGTAGAATTGCTACTATCATTGAGAAAGACTTAACAGAAATGTATTTGATTGGACATGATCTAGTGAGTAATACAGATAAGATCAACAATCTATATAAAGACACAAAACACTATGGTGTATCAGACAACAAACCGATACCTGAAGTGAATTGGATAGGACAATGGGGAAGTCTAATAGCAGACAACCCACAGATCACTTTTTACAAGGTTAATCCAGAGGGTAATGATAACGTATCAAAACCCATACAAGAGTGGTCAAAATTAAAGAATTTACAATATGTTACACTTCAAACGACACTTGACAAATACTGTTAAATGTGGTATAATGAACACTATAACAATTATAAATAAGTATGATACCGATTATACAGGTAACACAAATATAACAATACGAAAATATATACAAGGAGAATAATATAATGGACTTTGATACATTAAAACAATCGTCAAGTAACTTTGACAAACTTACGAAAGCCATCGAGGCTAACCTCAATCCTGAGGACAAACAAAATAACAAATCAAAATACCAAGACGACAGATTTTGGAAACCCGAACTAGATAAAACTGGTAATGGTTTTGCTGTAATTAGATTTTTACCAGCGCCAGAAGGTGAAGACTTACCTTGGCAAAGAGTATGGTCACATGCATTCCAAGATGTAGGTGGTTGGTATATTGAGAACTCATTAACTACAATCAGTCAAAAAGACCCTGTGTCAGAAGAAAACACAAGACTTTGGAATACTGGTTTAGATAGTGATAAAGAAATTGCTAGAAAGAGAAAAAGAAAATTATCTTACTACTCAAATATTCTAGTGGTATCTGATCCTAAGCATCCAGAGAACGAAGGCAAGACTTTCTTATTCAAATTCGGTAAGAAGATTTTTGATAAGATTACAGAGTCAATGCAACCTGCGTTTGAAGACGAGAAACCTATTAACCCATTTGATTTTTGGAAAGGTGCAAACTTTAAACTAAAAATTAGAAAAGTTGATGGTTACTGGAACTACGATAAGTCCGAGTTTGAGGGCGTATCACAAATTAAAGAGAGTGATGAAGATATCAAAACATTGTGGTCTTCTCAACACCCTTTAAAACCATTTCTTGCACCCGATAATTTTAAAACCTATGACGAACTCAAAGAGAAACTGAATAGGACGATTACAGGTGTACGAAGCGCAGCAACTGCTGATAAAACAGACCTCCCATCTGCGGCAAGTGTTACGAAAAGTACTGATGTTGCTCCAAAAGCAGCTAGTGATGATGACGATACGTTGTCTTACTTTAGTAAATTGGCTGAAGAGGAGTAATTCTCTCTCACATCAATAACTTTGAAAGGGCGCTCGAAAGGGCGCCTTTTTTGTTATAAATATATCATATATGGCACTTTCGATTTTAGACCCAATCAAAACATCACAAGGCGGCATAAGAAAAAGTGTTGACTGGTATAAGAAAAACCTTGTTTCACTAGGGGATAGTATCACAGCTTCCAAACTAATGAGATCAGGCAAATTAAATGGGATTCCTAGCAGAGGAAGACTAAACTTCTTCTTTTATGACCCTAAATATAAGAAGACGTTACCTTTGTATGATAGGTTCCCACTTGTATTACCTTTAGAGACAATACCAGGTGGATTTATGGGAATGAACTTTCATTACATAAGACCTGTTCAACGAATTAGTTTATTGAACAACTTACAAAGATATGCTTCTGGTGGTATGAAATCATCAACAAGAATTGATGCTAGTTATGATGCAGTTAAGAATGTCAGTATAGCAAAGAATACAATTAAGAAATATTTGTATAGTCATGTCAGATCAAACTTTTTAAGAGTTGATTTTGATGAAGCAGCATTGGCAGTTATGTTACCAGTGCAACAATTTAAGAAAGGGAGACCATACTAGGTGGCAATTTTAAGAGGAGGGAAGCGAATTGGTGGATACGATATCCGAATTGGGCTACCCAGAGATAGAAG